GTCTTATTGGTAAGTGTTTCTGTAGCACTTGTTGTATCAACAACTAAATCTATAGTCCCATCGCTATCATCATAAGTTACAGTGATGTTGGTTTCAGTATTACTACCGAACATAGCACCCACCGTATCTTGTATGACCTCACTTAAATCTATGTTTGCTGAACCATCAAAAGACACACCATGTATTGTTCTTGCGGACTCTAAGGCAGTAGCAGTAGCGGCATTGCCTGTGGTGTCTTGGTTCAATGTGCCTATAACTAAATCTATGGTTCCATCTGAGTCCTCATAAGTCACAGTGATGTTAGTCTCTGTATTAGAACTAAACATTGCGCCAACTGTGTCTTGTATGACTTCTGAGAGATCTATATTGGCAGTTCCGTCAAAACTGACTCCGTGTATGGTTCTTGCTGTTTCTAATGCTGTGGCAGTCGCGGCATTTCCAGTTGTGTCCTGATTGAGAGTACCAATCACCAGATCAATAGTACCGTCACTATCTTGATAAGTTACAGTGATATTAGTCTCTGTGTTGGAACTGAACATAGCACCTACTATGTCCTGTACATACTCAGTATTGAGTCCTAATGTAACTCCTGCTGTCTCTGAACCGCTATTGGCTACATCTATACCACTATTTGAAGCGGCTACAGTAGCTACATAGTTACCTGTTGTATCTGTACCAAGTGCTACAGAATTAGCGGCTATAGTTGCTGTAAGTGTTCCGTCACCAAGTTCGGTAAGAGTCACAGACCCACTCAGATCTCCTGCCAATGTTATCTGAGGCGACTTGTTAATTGTAGTTCCTGATGATATGTCGCCACCGTTTATATCAACGGTGTTCAGAACAGGGGCAGTTAGAGTTTTGTTGGTTAAGGTCTGCGACCCACTCAATGTTGCAACAGTAGAATCTATTGCAAAAGTTATAGCGTTACCACTTCCTGATGTATCAATCCCTGTTCCGCCTGTGAAGGTAAGTGTTTCGCTGTCTAAATCTATACTTAATGCACCACCAGAATCACCTTGAAAGTCTAGGTCTTGTGCTGTTAATTGTGCATCTACATATGCTTTGATTGATTGTTGTGTAGCTAAAGATGTGTTGCTATTGCTACCTAAGTTATCTTCGTCTAATACTTGCGTAACTGCCGCACCACCTGCAATGAATTGTAGTGTTTTGAGTTTGGTTACAAGTGATGTTGCGTTGCTTGATGTGGTAGCCAACCATCTTGCGTTGCTGTGGTCATATATGATTGTAGAACCATCATCACTGCTACCTACCGTTTCTGCTTCTACTGATCTTCCAAGTAATGTTGCCGCACCTGAAAGACCTTGTGTACCTACCGTTATTACCCTTATGGCATCAGTATCAGTTACTACAACTTTATTTATTGTGTTGGTATTGGAGGTTGTGACCTTAGATATAGCCATTATCTGCTTATGTTTCTCCTGATAGCATAAGTGCCTTCTAAGATACGATAGACTCTACTACTACCATCTACTATCTCTAAATCAAAAACACCGTCACCTGCAGTTAAATTAGCTGTATCTGCTGATGATATTGAAAGTGTAACCGTGCCTGCTGAACCGCCTAATGCAATTCTGTTATTTGCTGTTGTGAGTGTAAGAACCTCAGAAGAACTCTCTGGAGTTTCTCTAAGATCCATTTCTGCTGACGTATAGCCAGTAAGATTTATTAAAGTATCGCTAGAATCCTTTAATGTAAGGGTTTGTCCGAATGTCGCACCCTGCTCTATAATAAAATGATGATAACCTGCACTCATGTTTGTTCCTTAAAATATTCATGGTCTCTACCATCATTAGCATCTGCTGTTTAAATAATATCACTAATAAGTGATCTAGGTACAAGTTCTAACTCTTTTTCTTAGTTGTTCTTTTCTTTTTAGTAGTTTTCTTAGGTGCAACTCCGCCTTCATAGGCTTCATTGACATCTGGTGTACTAGGATCGTCTGCTACGTAATGGCCTTTTTCATCTCTTGCCCTTACTGCTTCACCTACTTCTTCCGCACCTGATTCTACTTTAACTTCCATTGCCCAACCGTTTTCTACGAAAGTTTGCATTACATCATCTTGCCAAGTCTCACTAGCATCAACTATTTCATCTGCTGTATATAACTTTGTGTCTGTACCGTCTTTATTTGATGATGCAGGCTTTGGTACTAAAATTTTATAACTCTTTGCCATTTAATTCTCCGTTGAGGTTGTGGGGTATTGCTACCCCACGTTCCCATGCTTAATTAAGCGTTATGTGCCGTGAAAGCGTTATCTGTGCTGTGTCTAGCACCACTTCTCACAACCATAGCACCAATAGGTGTACCGTTGGAGTGAGTGCCTGTCTTAGCCAAAACAACTCTTATATATCTGCTGTTGCCGACATATTCAACACGGAAAACTCCGCCTGCTGTGTCAGGATTACCACCTGCTGTACCGTCTAACTTTAAGAAGATACCGCCTGCGGCTATAGTTCCATCAACTATGCCTGCTTGCGCAACGTCAGTATATGTTGAATCATCATCAGATTCCTCTAATGAGATCTCAAAATATACAGAACTAGAAAGAGTGTCACCTTCTGCACCTACATCTACTAAGACTGTCGCCTTTTCGTAGCCTTGTAAGTCAACACCTGTTCCGTTAGCCGCCGCAGTTTTAACTGCATTGATGATAGAAACAGCAGGGGATATATTATTAGATAAGTCTTGCATAATTTACTCCTCGCTTACGCTGATACTTTTTGTTTAACAATAGCTTCTGCTAGTACAACTTGACCACCAACTCTTCTTCTAGCAACGTATCTTACGTTTCCTGAAGTAGCTTGTGTAAATGGATCTCTTTGTACTGATAAAGCCACCCTGTCTACAATCATGTATGCTCTAGCAAAATCACCAAACAGAACTGGGAAGGCATTAGCCGCCACGTCTGGCATATCTGTAGCTTGAACATAAGGATAACCTAATATTGTATTAGGTACTCCACCTTGAAGAGACATACCTGCTTGGAACACATATTGTCCTGCGGTATCTTTTAGCTTTCTGATAGCCGCTAAAGTAGTTCTGTTAAAAACAAAAGCACCATTATTAGCATATTCAGATTTAATGCTGTGAACTAAAGAGATAAGGCCGTCAGCTAATAAAGCTGTGCCATTACCTGAGTTTACTTCACTCACACTGCTATTAGTCAATAAACCTTCAGGCTTACCAACCGAGTTACCACTGACAAATGCGGTTCCTTCAGCTTTTGCAAATTGCTCTGCAAACTCTGATTGCATCTCAGCTTCTAGATCAAAGACAGTATCCTCTAAGTTTTGCTCAGAGATGTCTACTAAAGCATAGACTTCATGGGCAGGAATCTCTTCCAATGCCACATTGTAGCCTGTAGTTTCTGCTCTAGTGCCTTGTTCTGCGACCCATACCGCCGAGAACTGACCAGACCTTTTAGGCACTTGAACACTTCTTTGTCCTGTGCTTCTCACTCTTGCTATTGTACGAATAGGTGAGATTTCAGTTACAGTTTTAAGTAACTCTCTCACATACTCAGGTGGGGCAAGATAGCCACCTGTGCTGTCATTGCTGACAGTCAGTGCTTTTAGTTCATCTGGCTCAAGGTTTTCTTTTCCTTTACGCACAAATTTAGTAAAAACCTCACAAGATTCATCAATTTGCTTTGTAGAGAAACCTGAATCTGGTCTTTTCATGACCGTTTCAAGCTGTTCTACTTGCTCTTTGATATTATCCTGCGAGAGTTCGGCTTTGGTTAATTTCTGATTGATCTCTTCCAAGCTGTCAAGTTTTGCTTCTATATTAGCAATCTTTTCATCTTGTAGAGGGTCAGAACCTTTGCCTGCTTCTAATGCATCTAGTTTCTCGTCATTAGCTTTTTTAAATTCTTCAAAAGCCTCACCGAGTCCCTGTACCGCATCTTTTATATCTATTTCAGACATAATCAACTCCTTACAGTTTATTTATAGTTAATGTTAATGTTTTTATGGCTTCTACCAAGTTTGCATTATCATCAACCTCTCGCTGAGTAAATGCTTGATTGACAGCTTTTGCCGCAATCTTAGATTCCGAACGAGATAAACCGAAAGCATCACGCAATCCGTTTTCCCATTCTCTAATGGAGACTTCCTCGCCCTTAACAGAACGAACTGTTGCTCTAGGGTTCATTGGGAAAGTAACGAGACTTACCTCCATTAGATCTAATTCTTTTATAATTCTTTTGCCTGTACGTTTGTCATACATAACTTCTTTAGGATTGACTTTAAACCCTATTGATAGGCCATCTAAAGCACCCATCTTCATAAGTTCATAAGCATCTTTGCCAGATGTTGTTCCGAGTGCAAGTTTACCTTTTACATATAAACCGTGATCGTCCTCTTTGATCTCTGTAAAGACACCAATAGGCATATCAGTCTTATGTTGATAAAGAAGTTTTATACCCTTTGCTCCTCTCTGTTTTAATGTCTTAGTGAAAGCACCGTCTTTGATTACGTCATTTCCTAAGTCTGTATTGTTGAATACAGAACCATAGCCTTCAAAAGTACCATCATCTTCTGTAGTTATTAATTCAGTTTTAATGCTAAAGAAACTCTTAATATCTTCTACGTTATCTTCTTCACTATCTAAAGCTATTTC